TTGATAATGCTTTGAATGCGTTGTTCTTGCTCTCCAAGATTGACTTCCGCTTTTGCAAGGTTAATCTCTTCGATTTGAGCTGCGATCTTTGCAGCGACTGGGTTGGTGTGTTTCATGGTGTTGTTTATTTAGTTATTCCTGTGGCCAGATTCTGGTTAGCTCGTATTTTACTTATTGCCGTCTGGAGTAATTTCATTGCAGATTCGAATTCAGTAAAGTCTTTACGGGTGTCCTTGCTTATTTCAAAATCTAAATTTGCCAATTCTCCGTTAACCTTGTTAATCCGTGCAATGTAAGTTTTAAAGTCCTCCGGACTTAAAGCAGCCAGTTTGATTTCACTGACCTGCTCGCTAAGCAGCGCTACGATTTCCTTGTTTGTTTTCATGGTGATTTTTATTAGTTCTTTGATGATATACCCGTCCTTGTCATACTTCCCGTACAACTTCCAGTCGGGAGCATATTCTTTGACCCTATCAGTTGGGACGTTTGCCAACTTCTTTGTCTTCTCGTTGTACACCGCGCTCCACTTGTTTGGAGCCAGTAGCTTTCTGGCTGCGTTAGCGGCAGCGGCCTTGCTGTCGTACTGCGGCAGGTCCATTGCATTTAACTGCTCTTCGCTGCTTAACACCGTTACAAGTTCCGTTTTTGTTTTGCTAACTCCTTCCAACTTGTTAATAATACCTTGCTGGCGCCTATTTGCTATTTCGCGAGGATGTAGTTTGCCGCCATACTTGTCTTTCCACTTAAACTTAGCATACAGGCTCTTTTCCGAGGAGCCCCAACCGTCCCAGATTTGCTGGGCAGTTACGAACTTAGGCATGTATTCCTTATTGTAAAAAGGTCTCGACTCTATGAAATCCCAAATCTTGTTCACATTGAATGCCGATGTCAGTAGCTCAGCGACTTCCTGTTTTGTTTTCATTTCAAACGGCGTTTATAATATAGACCAAAAATGGTACGTTTTTACCGAAGCCGCAAGTTAATTCGACTCTTTTTCAAGCACCGCCTTGTTGCCTGTTAGATTCTCCCAGCGCTTGACGATGACGTCGCAGTACTTCGGATCCAGCTCCATGCTGCAGTTCTTGCGACCTGTCTGTTCGCAGGCTATCATTGTCGAACCGGAACCTCCGAAAAGGTCAAGGACGAGGTTTCCGGAACGTGAACTATTGTTGAGCGCTCTGGCTATCAACTCGACGGGCTTGGTGGTTGGATGCAGCTCCGAAACCTTGGGACGAGCCACTTCCCATACGTCAGACTGCTTGCGGTCCTCCACTTGAACTAAACGAGGTGCTTTATCGTTCCAGCCATACCAAATAGGCTCGTACTGCGTGTGATAGTCCTTTCGGGATATAACCAGACTGTCCTTCTTCCAGATAATCGTCGAGGACCAGTGGAAGCCTGAGTTGATAAGATTTGTCTGGAGCGATGGCCATTCCTGAGCGGACATAACGACGTAGATTGGTGCACCGGGCTTGGAGGCAATAGCGAAGCTGGCACAAAAGCCTGCGACGAACTCATCCCACTTATCATCGTCCATGTGGTCATTGAGAATGGTTCTCTGCTGCTTACCCCAGATGCCATTGTTCTTTTGGGCTCCGTAGTTTACATTCCAAGGTGGGTCGGTGAATATCAGGTCGGCTTGCTGTTTATTCATCAAGCGGTCGACGTGCTGGGTGTTTGTCGAATCACCGCAGAGCAGACGATGGTCTCCCATTATCCAAAGGTCGCCCGGCTTGGTGATTGGCTCCTCCGGTATTTCAGGAACATCATCTTCGAACACATCATTATCGGTGCCGAACATATCCTTGGGAAGCTCCATGCCCCATTCATCCAGCTCGGCGACGTCCCAGTTGTTTGCCAACATATCCCAGTCCCAATCTCCAAAGCCGACGTTGTCCTTGATTATAAACTGGCGCTGCTCATCTTCGGTTAGGTCGCTGGCCTTGATGACCGGGACCTCCTTTATGCCTGCCTCCTTGCATGCCTTGAGGCGCATGTTCCCCCCGAGGACCACCATGTCATCATTGACGACTATCGGACGCAGTTCCAGCATCTTAGGAAAGGTCCGGATGGATTCGACGAGCTTCTTGAACTTGACGTCCTTAATCGTTCGTGGGTTGTTTGGGTTTGCTTTGATTTGACCAAGCGGTGTCAAGGTGCTGTTCATGGTTTCTCCTCCTTAAATGATGTGATGCAGATGGCATAACGCTGGCTGGCATCGGTGTATTCTTTTAGCATTTTGCTATCGGACATGCAGCGGGCCATAAAGTCCTCGCGCTTCTCCGCTGGTTTGGGTGTGGGTATGGGCATGTTTTAACTTATAAGTGTTTGTTGAACATAATCGTAGGGTGCTTTGATCCGATGCTGAAATCCATTGCTCAACTCGACAATGGTGTATTTTGGTGAGAGCCCGTCGTAAACACCGACAATATGGTCGATGCGCAGCATGATTTGGCATTCGATATAACTCTTAGCTCGGTGCAAAGCAAGCTCTCTCATCATGTGGTCGCTGATTTGATCAATATCGTCATCTCGCTCATCAAAGAGGGCAATGGCAAATAAGTAGCCAGCCTCGCGGTAACATTGGTAACCGTTCATCATATTTGTACGTCTTGCTTTTTACCGATTTGAATCTGTAGTTCCTTGATTACTTCCCGGACGCAGTTGTCGCAGCGCCGCATGGGTCTCCCGCTGACCTTCTCGAACCACTTGATGACGTTGTCAACCTGCTCGCTGGTTATCTTTCCTGTCTTGGGGAGTGTTCCGATAAACTCCTCCAGCAGGTTTGTTTCGGTATCCGTCAGGCGGTACTTCCCCCAGCGTCCGATGGGACAGGATTCAAAGGTGTACTTTGTCTTTTCTCCTATATCACACCCGCAGAGTCGGACCTTCTTCTTGTAGTACTTGACGAGGTTAAGTTCCTTTTTCTCTTCCGAGACATCGAGGTCCTCCTCGTCCACCAGACCACCATGGGTTCCTGTGACGAGTCCCAAAAGGTTCATCTTTGTGCCGCAGGAGTTTGTCTCCTTGATGTAAAACTTGCAGCCTCCACATTCATTCATGCGGGCCATCCGGACCCTCGCCGGGACGTTGAGCTTGAACATTGTCTCTTATTTTTTTAATTGCATTCTCGACTAATTTGTACAGCACCCGCTTGGGAATGCCCGTCTCGGAGGCGACGACATCATACTTGAAATCCTGCATTGCATACAGCCTAAGGACGACCGCGTCCAGTTCTGGCATCAAGCTAATGTAGGCGTCGATATACTCGTTGTCGATCCTTGCACCCAGCCAAGGCGTCTCTGGCTCCATGTTCGAGACGTCTGCCTCTGTACTCCACAAGGCCGCGAAGCGCTTGTACCTTTGCGCATACTTCGTATACCTTCCTATCTTCATAAGATACATGGAGCGGTTGACGTACTCGTAGAGCTTCCCGCGACTAGCCACCTCCTCGGCAGCTTCTCGATGCTTGTCAAATATCTTAAGCAGTGTCTCGCTAAGCAGGTCCTCACCCCGGACGACGTCACGTTCGAGGCCAATGGCGTGCTGGCGCCACTGCCTGTAATATTTATTCACAGCTTCTGTCAAGTGGTCGCGATGTTGCACCTTTTAGTCATATCTTTGCGAAAGTACTGCGAGGACTGATATTTTCCACGCGAACTTTTGAACATGACCCTTGAGGATTTTATACTTGATCAATTCGGCACAAAGGAATTGGCTGCGCGGCGTTTGAAGGTGTCTCGCTTTACAATCTACCGATGGCTCGCACATCCCGGTAACATCCAGCTTCGGTACTATAAACGGCTCGCTGATATAACTGAAACAAACATCGACACACTCATTTCTTATGGTCTTAAAGATCGTCCACCACTTAAACGAGCATCTCACCGCTGAACAGGTACGTTTTGTTTTGATCCAGATGATGCCACTGATGCAGCGCCAGTATCATGAGGACATCAGGAATCAGATTATATCCTTATTGCCTGAATGGGAGGATATTGTAGCTGAACGTTCTTTGCAAGCTATCACCGGAAAGGTTGACGAGTTGTTTGTGGAGGTCTGTAAAATCATAGAGGACGTGATGAATGTGACCGCCATCCATGTGGTGAACACCCGCAAGCACGAGGAGGTTATAGCTCGTCAGGTTGTTATCTTCTGCATGTGCGAGGAACTGCACCGCATTGACCGGATGACTTATAAAGAACTTGCTGCCTGTTTCGATGGCCGCGTCCACCATGCAACAATCATTTATGCGCGAAGGAAGGTGCTCGATTTGGTGAGTTGCGACCCCACGCTCCATCGCCAATTGAAACAGGTCGGCGAGCGGCTGGCTGCACTAGGATTCTCCCGAGTCCTTGATACAATTGTCAGTGCTCCCGTTTTGAATCGTAATATTTAAACACATGAATCCATACCAACAGAAGCCGAACACAGGCAACCTTTTTAAAAACAAAAACAAAAAGACTCCGAACCAGCCAGACATGGATGGCACCTACATGAACGAGAACGGAGTCATTCGTCGCATTGCTGCATGGACCAAGGAAGGCAAGAATGGACGCTTCCTGTCCTTTGTTATGAGTGACATGGACCAGCCGCGAAGCACCGAGACTCCAGTTCCACCTCCAACAGCTAACGAGGACGGTCTTCCCTTCTAAGATGGCAAAGATTGACTTTCTCCCGAAGCAGCTCGAATGCTTCCAAGCACTCACTGTCGACTCCTCGGTCGAGTGGGTGCTTTTTGGGGGAGGTCGAGGTGGTGCAAAGTCTTTCACTGGATCCGTCTGGCAAATCTGGCGACGGTTGAAGTATCCGGGCACTCGTGGACTAATCGGTCGCTCGAAGCTCGACACGCTTAAAAAGACTACCCTCAAGACGTTCTTCGAGGTGTGCGGCCTTTACGGTCTGCGCATGGACATCGACATCTTTTTCAATGCCCAGTCAAACGTCATTACCTTTTCGAACGGCTCCGAGATATTGCTCAAGGACCTGTTCGCTTACCCATCCGACCCAGAGTTTCAACAGTTGCAGGGTCTTGAGCTCACGGATGCTTGGGTGGATGAGGCTGCGCAGGTCTCACGGCGTGCCATTGAAGTCTTGAGCTCCTGCTTTCGCTACCGGATGAAAGACTTCGACCTCAAACCGAAGATGCTCCTGACCTGTAATCCACATAAAGGCTGGCTTTACCATGAGTTCTATCTGCCTTGGCGAGATGGCAAGATGGGCCACAAGCGTGCGTTCATCCAGTCCCTTGCCTCCGAGAATCCTCACCTGCCTGCCAGTTATCTCGATACCTTAGAAGATCTGCACGAGATTGACCGCCAGCGCCTCAAATACGGAATCTGGGAGTATGATGAAACCGCCGACGGTCTGTTCGGTTACGATGACCTTTCTCATGCCTTCCGGGATCAAGCTCTGACCGGTGAGATGTACCTGACCTGCGACGTCGCTCGACTTGGAAAGGACAGGACGGTTATAGCGGTCTGGCGTGGTTTGCAGTGCCTCGAGATTCATGAACTCAGAAAGCAGAGGGTTGACGAGGTAGTTCGAGCCATCCGAGAGCTGCAGGGACGCCACCAAGTTCAGATTCGAAACGTCATAGCCGATGCCGACGGTGTTGGCGGAGGTCTTTGCGATGTGCTCCGGTGTCGGGAATTCATGAACGGCTCGCGAGCGGTGCACAGTGACAAGTTCGTACACCTCAAGGCGGAGTGCTATTATAAGCTGGCAGAGCTCATCGAAGCTCGAATCGTTGTCCTGCCCATCTCGCACCGGGAAACAATCACGCGTGAGCTGGACATGATTCGAAGGAAGCGACCGGAAGCCGACGGGAAATTGTCGGTCTCATCCAAGGAGGAGATTAGCCGCCAGCATGGTGTCTCGCCTGACTACGCCGACGCTTTGATGATGCGCATGTATTTTGAACTTCGACCGAACTACGGAAAGTATAGTTACGGATAAAAAAAAGGGCCCGAAGGCCCTCTGTAACATGTTACAACTGGTTACAATTTGTAACCAGCTGTTACAACCGGCTACCAAAGAAAGCGGATGCGTGCATATTTGCGTCCATTCATTTCTGATACCAAACCTCCCCTGTTTTCAATAATCAGAAAGTTCTGTCCGTAGTTGCTGATTTGATGCTTATAACGAATCTCTTGAAACCGCTCGCTTTTCATGTCAATCCAAGTGCGGTCATAACGCTTGCGAAGCTCGTCAATAAAGGCAACGGTGTGTTCGCGCAGACCTTTGTAGATGTTTTGACATACCGGATTCGGCTCTTCAAAGAGCTGGGTCTGTTGTGAGGCTTTAAGGATTGCACCGACCTCTTCGGCGCTGAGGGTGAGCATAACTCCCCCGTCATTTGTGCTTGTGATTTTCATCTTTTAAATGCTGGGTTTTGGGTTAATGTCCAAAGTTCGTCTTGGACGTTTTTTAATCTTGTGTTCTTGTTTGACATCTTGCCGCCTCCTTTCAGGAGGTCGATGCGTAGCTGGCGCAGGTGTACGATACGTACTACCTGTTCCGGGGTGTATGTTTTTGTCATAATAGGGTGTTAATTTCGCTTTCTACTTGCCGCCAATACTCAGTCATTTCGTGACCGCAATGCGCCTGCATTTGATCGACGAACATAATTGCGCACTGCTTAGCGGCTTCTGATTTCATTCTTCGTCCTCGGATGCTGGCGTCCGGGACAACATTGTTCAGGATGTCGTGGAACTCATCGAAGAGCTCGATTGCATGGTCACGCGGCGTCATTTTTCACCTCCTTCCGTCCATTCAAATTGAACGCCACAATTCCCGCAGAAATTATTTCTGCGCGTATTATAAATGTCAGAGCAATTCGGACACTCATACCAATCAGCGTACAGCTCATCCTTGCCTAAACAATTATTTACTTTATGAATAGTAATTACTTCTGTTTGCCTTTTCATTTGTCACCTCCTTCGTATATATTGCGATAATATTCGACGCCGCAGTCTCGCTCGATCTTCTGCTTCGTTTCGCTGATGTCGACATGCCAGCGAACGCCGAACTTGAAGCCATGGTCGAAAGCCCAGATGATCTGCTTGCGACATAGCTCCTCAGCGTGTCCCTTATGCTCATTCATTTTTGACTCGAACTCGTTCAACGTGATCTGCTGCGTCTGCCATTGTTTAAAAATAGCCCGGAAGCCTGCGTCGTAATATTTGGCGGCTTGTTCGATACGCGCGGTCGGTTTCTGTTTCATAGCTTGGGCCCTCCATACGTTTCGTTGTAGAACTGTTGAGCGAAGCGTCTCTCGTATCCGTACAAGTTCGCGTCCTGCACGTCCTCAGCTCCGCAGACGTAGGCATACTGGAGGCTGAACTCCTCCACCTTTTCGGCGTCCTTGATGAGCTGGAAGACCTCCTCGGCTGTCAAGCTCTCGCGACGACTTCGAAGGAGCTGCGACTTCATCCATTGAGTCGCGCTCAATTTGGTGTTGTAGATGCGTCTCATGCTTTACCCTCCTTCTCTTGCGGACGCCAGTCGACCTGATCCTTGTTAACGTTTGCCATAATCGTCTGCGATAAAATCCGGAGGTGGTCCGGGCTGAGATTATACTGCGGGTCAATAACGACCTCGTACTTGACGGCGCCGTTTGTGTGGCGCAGCAGTTCAAAGTTGTAGCTTGGCTGAGCCTCTTCCGATAGCATCAGCGTGATGACGCCCCGGAAGTGCTCCGTGCGCATGTGTGGTTTGGTGTCGATTGTTATCATCTTATTGATTTTTGAGTGATTTCGTTTTTTGCTTATATACCTTGATGAGGTCCTTTATCTCGTCAACCGTCAGCGAGAGGCGTCCGTTTTTTGCCGCATGCAGTTCTTCGGTCGCCTTGAGTCCGATGCGGGTCAGCAGGCGCTCGCCGTACTCGATAAGATTCCCGTGCTTGTGCTGGTTGCATTCGACACACTGTCCGTGAACATTGTCCTCATGAAACCGGAGGTTCGGGTAGCTGCCGACGCTATAAAAGTGACCTGCGTCATATTTACCCCGGAGAGGTCGTTCGCAGCTAATGCAGAGCGTCCCCTTGTCGCGCTCCCGGATGTAGGTGTTAAACACGACCTGCAGCTCTTTTAGGTGTTCCTGCCGCGTCTTGATCCGCTCGCGCATTTCCTGTATTTTGAGCTTGTTGAGCTTGGACTGCATAACTTTGGCATTGCCCAGAATGCAGCTAATCTTTGTGCAGGTCACTTGAAGCGTGCTGATTGTCGGTGTAAAAAGCTCCTTGCAGACTTTGCACTTCTTCCTTTTCAACTCTTTCATGGCTCAATAATATGGACGAGGTTCATGACGTGTTTTGGTATCCGGGTAAGTTGGCGCCTGTGGTGCTTCCAGTTAGTCGTCACGTGTCCGACCTTTTTGGCCGCGTAGACAATGTGGAACAGTTCGTTTTTTGAGTTTATGACGTCGTAGCTGCCGTCGCTGTTTCGGTATACTTTCATGGCTTAAAAGGGTAATGGTTCGTGTTGTGTGTTATTGTTAAATTCAATGTAGCGCATGACGCTGGGCAGGAAGCGCATCCGAGCGATGCCTGTGGAGCCGTTTCGCTGCTTGGCGACAATATATTCCCCCATGCCTTCGATGCTGTTCCCCGCTTCGTCAGCGAGAACTCCGTAATATTCTGGGCGGTAAAGGAAAACAACGATGTCCGCGTCTTGCTCAAGGCTTCCGGATTCGCGAAGGTCCGAAAGCATCGGTCTTTTCTCCGCCCTTGCCTCCACCGCTCTTGATAGCTGGCTAAGCGCTATGACCGGAAGGTCGCACTCTTTGGCTATAAGTTTAAGATTTCGGCTGATGGTGCTTATCTCCTGCTCGCGGTTCTGGCCAGCCTTGCGCGTTCCGGATCCGAGAAGCTGAACGTAGTCAATGTAGACAATACTGACCGAATGCTTTTCGACCATCGTCTTGACTCGGGTGCGCAGGTCAAAAACCGAAAGGCCAGCGGTGTCGTCGATGTATATCGGCAGGGTATTGAGGTAGTCCTTCTTCATTTGAAAGTTGCGCATCTCTTCGATTTCGAGCTTGTACTTCATAAGCTTCGAACCGTCGATGCCAGTGAGCATTGAAAGCAGGCGAAAAATAACCTGCGAGCTCGACATCTCAAGGCTAAAGAAAGCTACCGGAACACCGTGAACCGCCATCGAGAGCATTTCGCTTAAGGCCATTGCTGTTTTCCCCATTCCCGGTCTCCCCGCAATGTACATCAGGTCGCTTTTTTGGTGTCCGCCAATAAGCCTGTCCACCGATGCAATCCCGGTTGTTAAGCCGCTGACCCCAGTCGTGGTGCTTTCACGTGAAATAACCGCCTCGGCGACCTTTTCGGTCAGCTCGCTGACGTGCGACATGGTGGTTTTAACCGACTTATTGAAAATCTGCGACATTTGGCCCGTAAAGCGATCATAAATCTCAAAGACATCCGTAGTCCCATCGAAGCTCAAATCGTGCACCTGTGAGCTTATACGCGCGAATTCTCGCTTCATATAGTGCTCGTTCAGGAATAAACACCACTGCTCAAGGTTTGCAGTTGAGGCGACTCGGTTTGTGAGGCTGGCGATATAGGCTGGTCCTCCTGCTTGATCCAGCAGGCGCTTTTTGCGCACCGCTTGAGTGACCGTCAGGAGGTCGATTGGCGAGTTCTGAATGTAAAGCTCCGCCATAACCTCAAAGACAGTGGCGTTTTTGGGGTCGTAAAAGCGCTCCGGGGACAAATGCCCCATGACCGCAACCATAGCCTTCCCGTCGAGCAGTATGGCGCCCAGAATCAACTGCTCCAGTTCGGTGTCGTGTGCAGGAATCCGTGAAATCATACTGGTCGGTATTTATCTGGTGAGGTGTAAACTGCTGCGGTGTTACCGGTGCGTGGGTTGTAGGACTGCTGCTTGTGCTCTTCCCTAAACCAAACGCCGCGCATCTTCTGCTTCCAAGCCCTTACTGGTTCGCCGCGTGAATCTCTCCAGTTGGCGTCGGCGTAATACTGGAAGGCCTTTGTGCCTATCTCGACGCTGTACCCGTTTTCCTTGAAAAATAGCTGGACCTCTTCAAGTGTGGGTGCTGCTGCGGAGCGCTTGCGCTTAGTACTATCACTATCATTATCATTATCACTATCATTATCACTCTCGGCTTTTTTGGGTTCATTTCGCTTTTTCTGGGTTTCCAAAATACCCACTGGGTTCTTTGGCCTTCCCCCTTTAAGTCCGTTTGCGCGGTTGCGATTGCATACCTTTTCGAATTGAATCAGGTCGCGTTTCCACTGGTTGACAAATGGCATCAAAGCCAGTTTAAGAAGAATGTCCTCCGGTAGCTCTCCGCTGGCATGGTAAACACGCATGGCCTTAAAAAGCTGGCCCGCCTGTTCATCACTTAAAGCATCAAGCACCGCGAGGCTATCTTGGTGAAGTAGGAAGGAGTTTTTCATAGTTTGGTCCACTCTTGCAAATAACGCTCTTTGATGGCTTGTGCGTACTCAATGCGCTCGCAAAGGATCTGCAACGCTGCGATGTCGGCTTCGATTCGAGCGTAATGAAGGCGTCGGTGCTCCGGTTGTCTGGGGTCGTAGCTGGCGAAATAACCAGCGGTGGTCTGGTGGACCAGCATGTTCATCTGAACCTGCCAATAGTAATCCTCGTTTATCTCGCGGAGCGTTTCTCCTCCCGTTATCCGGGAGTGCATAAAGTGAGTCACGCTGTTATAAGGGCACTTGATTTCCACGATGAGCAGCGGGTCCATTTCGCGGTCGTAGATTATGGCGTCCGAGGAGCAGCCGCTGTATTCGTTAAAGGCCTTAAAGGGTGGTTTCGTTACCATTCGAACCTCGCCGCCTGACTCGAATTCTAGACGCTTGTGCAGCTCGCCAAGCGCGTGCTCCTCCCATTCATTACCCCAGTCGATTGCGCGACCGTAGGCATCCTCCTGCGACTCCCCGGTGACGATTTCCATCGCCTTTTGGATGACGTACTTCTCGGCTGTTTGCGATAGCTTGCCTGCATCCCGGTCGGCTTTTGATCGAGGAGAGCTCATAAGATTGTGGACGGTTGAAGCGGTAAACTTACCGAGTCGGATTTTGTCCCATGCCTCGGACTGTTGGCGTGCGTGCTGCAGGACGTCGGCGGTGTATTTATTCATGTGATTTTTGGGTTAGTAGGTTTTCAATGTGGGCCTTCTGTTCGGGTGTGATAAGCTCCGCGAGCTCTTCCATCGCTTGACGGATTTCAAACTCGTCCTCACCCTTCTGGATGCTCTGCTCAATCAGCGTCATAGTGTGCTCCGGGAGCTTCGCAATTGGCACGTCCTTGCGCGTAATCTTGTAGGGCTTATAGGTGTCCTTGTTCTTGCGGTTTAGGTCGCGTCCGAATACCTTACCAAGCGACTGCGCCGCGTTCTTTAAACACTCGGCTTTCAGTTTAGGAAAGGCCATGTCCAGAGCGTTGGGCTTCTTGTTTGAAGGTGAAAGAGCCCACTGGTTTCGAAGCTGCGGGTCATCCTTTATTGATTCCGGAACGCGGTCAACCATTATAACTACGCTGGCTGCTCCCGTGCGTCGAATCTCGTAGCCCGTCACCGGGTGCACCACAACCAGCTCAAGTGTTCCCTGCACCTCGTTTGCTATCGTCTGCCAGCGGAAGCCTTCGGTCTTCCATTGTCCGAAGAACATCTCGTCCAGCGTCATTTCGATGTGGCTGATGACGACCGTGCTTGCCTTCTTGTCTGGGGTGAGATCGACTGATTCAAGAGCAGGTTCTAAGTTTAAACGCTGCTGAAACTTCTGCAGCGCTTCAATATTGATGTCGGCGATGGGGTACCTCATAACGTCTCCTCCCTTATGTCATTAAGTAAGCGAAGGACAAACGTTTCGATTAAAGGTAAGGCGACCTCTTCGGAAACCTCGCTCCACTCTTCCTTGAGGTTTAGGATATTCCAAAGGTCGGTGCCGTAGCGCACTTCCTCGTTTTCAAATATGCGCACCGTGCTGATGAAAGTGCTGTACCGGTAGGGACTTTCGAAATGGTAGCGTCTGTAGAACTCTGGCGTGAGCGCAAAGAACTGGTGATCGCTAATGTGTTTGAAATACCGGATGCCTGTGATGGTCACTGTTTGCAAGGAAGGCTCGATGGGAGCGTTTGCGATTCGTAGGGTTTTCATGTGTGTTTAGATTTCTGGTTGCAAAAAAGAAAATGTGCTCTTGATAAGTTCAAGACGGAAGTCGTGACCGATGCCGCCAGCCTGTGCGATGTTTTCGTCGTTTAAGATGGTTGCATAATACCCGAGCTCGTCGCAGCGTAGCTGAAAACTGTGCATGGCTTCTTCAAAGGTTTGAAAATAGTGAACGGTGTGGGTCTTTGGGCTGCCGTTCAGTTGTTCGATTGTGATACAGTAGTTCATTTTTGATTTGGGTTTTGAATTATGGACCAAATATAAGTCGCTTTTTTGCTACGTCAATAAGAAAAAAAACGCATTCGGAGTTTACGCAGTGCATAACCGCGTAACTCTTTGAAAATCAAAAAGAAAATTGTGGATAAGTTACTCCTCGAAGTGCGGCAGGTCTTTGAAACGAACCCAGTCTCCCCCCCATTTTACCCCCTCGAAAAGCTCGTTTATAATCTTTGCGAAGCGCTTAAAGTGTATGGGTGACCAGTCGAGCTTGTTGCCTTTGGTCTTGAACGCGATGTCGAAGGCGCGTGCCGGGTAGACGTTGTGCTTCCCGTTCTCGCTGATATAGGTGACGATTTTGCCCTTGGCGGTGCGGCCTTGCGCATATAATAAACGCTGCTCATCGTTAGTCCGGAAGGTGCAGGTCAAAAACGGCTGGGCCTCATCCGGATATTTCTCCGCGTATATTTTAGTGCAGGTGGACCAGACCAGCTGGAGCTTCTCGGTGCAATCCGTTATGTTTCTACTGGGCATTCGTTAGACTCTTGATGGTTTGATCCTTCATGTGGCTGCTTTTTGAGCTGCCTACGTAATATGAGAAGATGGAGGCGCCGATGCTCATGATGGCCCCAAACGTCATGTCCGCAAGGCGCTGATTCTCCGGTGGTATGGTAATGAATATCAAGGAAAGGACGACGCCAATAAGCAGAAGCAGACCTGCAAGGATGACCGCAGCCATCAGCCAGTCCCTTTTTCCGGTGGCCTTGGTGAATTCAACCTCCCGAAGTCGTGCGCTGGTGCGATCCTCGACCTCTGCCTTGTACGCTTCCAGCTCTGCCTGCATGTCAAGGCGGTGCATCTCAAGGCTAAACTCAAGTTTATAACGCTCGAAGTCCTGTGCGAGCTTGGCTGCCTCAGCGCTCTGTTCCTTTTTGCCATTAATCAGCGCACCTACGGTCTCGATGGCTTGGATACCTGTGATGTCTCCCACGACTTCAAGAATGTCACCTGCGACTGGCTTGACCCGGTCACGTACGAAGGTGCCGAACTTTGAGTTCTTGATCTTCTCTCCGATGCGGCGCTTCTCTTTAGGCTCTTCGCTCATTTGCGTTTGAACATCGAGATGAGATTGTTCAAGATTACCTTGTGGTTCTCCATGACATACTGGATGACTTTCTCCCCGAAGAGGGTCGCCAGCGGCACCAGTATTTGCGAGGCCTCATTTAGGCCATAATTTAGACAGTAGGTGCTGGTCAGGTAGCCGCAAAAGACGCTAATTCCGATTACTGCGGTCCATTGAATCAAGGAAAGTGTGCGTTTCATGTATAGATCGTAGCTTATTTTTGCGAGCAGACCTACTCCAATGCTTAGAAGGTAGGTATTAACATGCGTCAATAATTCACCGAGATACTGTACGAGGTCTTTCATCTGGCTTTTCCGTTTTCAGTTTATGAAGCAGCGCCTTCTCGTAGCGCTTGAGCTTCTCCAAATAGACTCGTTTTTCCTCTCGTTTCTCCCTCATGGTATGAAATCAATTCGACGTTCCCCATAATAAGGACCGTTCACGCCGTTGTTACGCGAGAAATCATAGCCAAATGGCGCCCGGCGCTGCAAAGGCGAACGCTGAGGCCAGACGTTTGCGCTATATTCCGGGAAGAGGTTCGAGTTCGCGCAGAGGTAGTCGAACAGGAGCCCGCTATAATACTCCGCATTTGAGCGATAACGCACAATCATGTCCTTCATGGTGGCATCGCTCATCGGTGATGAATCCTCGCTGGTGCGCTGCACATAAGTTCCATTGTCCAGTTTGTAGACTAATGAAGGCAAAACCTCCACCATTGTCCACCACAAGATAACCTTCTGGCAGTAGTCCACCACCAGCGTCTCGTAAACACCCGCAAGTGTGTCGTTTGCGATGTCATCTTTGAGCTTGTTATAAAGGACGGTCCCAAGCCAAGGTTGCAGGTACTTGTCCTGCGCCAGATATACGCTCGGATAAAGCAGACCGGAATCCACCGCTCCATTGACCTGTGTGTACTTTTTAATGTACACGTCCGAAATGAAAAGAATCTCTGCCATGTTGTTTAGTTTTAGCCGTATTTAAGTGAACCGCGTCCGGGTCTGTCGTTAGGCGCTACACCTTCGATGCCCTTCTTTTTTACGTAAGGTACATTACCGACCCTTTTATCGTTTGCCAATCCTTTATTGGGCAGGAACTTACCCTTCTCGCGTTTGCGGAAGTAGATTTGGCGTTTCCAATGATGATGGCAGAAGCATCCGCCGACATATTTGAACAAATCGTACTCCGATTTGCCTGCTGGAGCAAACTGTCCGTTCACGCCTGCATCGCTCATCAGTTGGATGTCCTCGTACCGGTAGACGGTTCCATTCTTTGACAAACCGACCATGTCAATACAGAACTCTCGACTTTTGGTTTCGCCGTTCTCGCCGCGTGTGAGATTCTGGCTGTATGCGTACCGGAGCTTATATAATCCACGATCACCCCATGCGCTCTTCTTGTCTGGCTCAGCATAATCTTCGAGACTCTGCAGTTGATATTCTTGGAGGTTCTCACAAAATGCCCTCTCAACATCTGCATCGCGCAGCGCTTCATCTTCGTGAACCAGCTCCCACTCGTCAAGATCAATTACCTCCCCGCAGTTCTTGAGGCGTTCACGCCAGTACTGCTCATCGTCTGATGTCATTTCAACATCAGAGCTCAGATGGTACTTTTTTTTTTCGACCTCTGCGCTTAAAGGAACATCAACTGCTGGTTCTGGCGCTGGCTGGGTTTCCGGTACCACCGATGACTCGGTTGCCGTTGCCCCCTGCTCTGTCATGAGCGGAGTGTTTGGTATAATGGTGATTTCAATGCCCTCCACCTCATAATTCAGGACGGTTTCAAATCCCTTAGCCAGTTTGCGCTGCTTGGGTTCGATGACCTGCTTGGTGAATATCTCCAGACCGATGACCATCTCCTCTTTATTTGATCCAAAGCCACCCGCCCCGTCCCGGATACCAAAAATCAATGGCGTCGTGCAGCGATGTGCAAGCAGGACCTCTTGGCGTGAGGTATTGGTGAGATATTCGTATTGCTTGTCGGCATCCGATAGCGGGAAGCTTTTAATGTCTGGAGGCGTCGCTCCCGGTTCATTGAATGTAAAGAACGCCTTACCGCTGTTGCCTGCACCTCCCAGATGCCCTTGCATGTCTTGGCGCATCTTCCGGATGGCATCCTCGTCCAGTTGACCGTTAAAAAACGAAACAATCAAGCTCGGAAACATACCGTTCAAAATATTGGAGACGTGATAAATGCCTATTTGCTTAGAGAGCTCGATGTAGTTAACCGCGCTAAAGTAGTCTGGCTTTGGATATACCTGCCCACTGCTGTAGTCAAAGCACCAGTAAACCTGCCGAGGTTCTTCTCGCGAGGTGTCCTTGTTGAATTTCGGCAAGAAGGTAGGCTTGTTCTTTTTCTTGCGAGTGTTGGCCCAGTCGTCGCTCTGATATATACCAATTATCTCCTCGTCATCTCCTGTCACCGCAATCCTGCACTCCTCGTATGGCAAGTGGCGCAACTTGGCGATGCCCTTGCGGTCGACTGTATAAATCACCTCGATATAATACCCACCGTACTTTTTAAGATCCGAAGCACAGCCTTCTCGGACTTCTTCGGTTATCAGAACGTCCACTCTTTCTTGATTTGTGCTTGCTTTGACTCCTTTTCCGGAAATCATGTCCGAGATGGAGATGCACAAAGCTCCGTGAATGGGAGATGACTCCGCAAGGTCGCGCAGGTAGTAGGGGAATAGGTTATCGGCTCCGGAGGTCACCCAGCCAGAACGGTCAACCTTTTCGGTGCTCAGGACTGGTGTGTATTCCGTGAGCTGGATGTTTAGGATGTTGTTAGCCATTGAAGATGATGTCGTTGTTGATTGTTATATCAGGTACGTCGTAGAACGTGTCGCCGTTGCTCAATGTTGCCAAGCCAATCTCGCAAATACCAACCACACTCGCGTCCGTTGGATTCACGTTCACCGCGCTGTTTTGACCGTAAACGGTGTAACGATAGCGTCCGGGTAGCGTAAGTCCAGTGGTGTCGATCAGCGCGTGTGTAATCCGCTGAGACTCGTCCACGACATTCAGCACTTGTGCCAAATATACACCAGAGGCGCTGTTTTCGTCGTGCCGAAGTATAAACAGGTAGTGCGTGAACGGTGTCGGGAAGTACTGACGGGCCTCGTCAAGCGTCAGGTAGAGCGCTTGATTCATCTGGTTCGTGTTGAGATATATCATGCAGTTGGTTTTTAATAAAAAGAGGCGTGACCTTCGTCACGCCTCCCACCCTAAAATCAATTCAGACATCTATAACACAAGATTAAGCGTACGCAGGATCGACTACGATGTCGGGAGTGAAGTTCGAGAACGGCGTGTCCCCAGCACTGTATGGCTCAAGGAAGAGCGGCTGCGTTGGCTCCTCAGCGGTGAGGGTCAATGTATAACCATTCAAGTCTCCTTTTGCCTTACCGCTTTGGTATGTACCCGCAGTCAAGAAGCATCCGTCGGTAGTTCCGCACATCATGATTTGATCGTCATACAAACGCACAAAAACTGCAACCTTAGCTTTTGAAAGGTTCTCGAGTTCCTTGCGCTTGTCGTTATCCAGCTTACCAAGAGTTAACTCGACAGCTTGTACAAAGTACAGCGTCCCGTTCTCGAGGTTTGCGGTTGGTGTGATTGTTACAGCACCGGTGTTACGGTTCGGCTGGTAGCGGAATACAGTCACAGGTGAAGCCACCGTGAAAGCTGTAATTATGCCGTCAGCATCTTGCGTTACACCAGCAGAAAAGGCGTTCCAAGGTGCAATGAAGATTTCCTTCACGCCACCTACACCTTCATTACAGTCGAGCAAAAAGCCCGCAGAAAGGACACAAGCCATTGGTTATCAGTGTTTTAAGTTAGTTAAAAAGCAGGGGCCGAAGCCCCTACTGTGAATATTAGAACCACGTGCTGTATGCTACGATGTCTTGACCTACGCCGTACTGGGTAGCGGCGAAGAACTTAATCGAGAAGCGAACAGTCTCGTCAGCCCATTGGCGCATGTCTACAACCTGCAGGCTGTTCCAGTCGCTTACGAGGTTTGTACCAAACCACAAGTTCGAAGGCTGAGCCATAATCATTGTGCTGGCTGGCATGCCCGGACATACAGCGATGTTGTACAGACCCATGAAGCTCTTCTGAACTTCCGGACCAGCATAAGTGTACCATCCGTTACCTGCTGCAGCGTTTGCGTACATATAAGCCTCCCACACGTCGTTCGACATGTAGATCAGTGGCTTTTCGCTGGCCTTTTTCAATGCTAATGGAGCAGCAGCAATCAAGGCTTGGATCTTTGCAAAAACGTTACTTGAGTCGATAGCTACCGGACTCGATACGAAGTTGATGTCTCCATCTGCGTCGTTACCAATCTGCGTCAGCAAACCTGCGTACTCGCCAGCGGTTGCACCGTTACCGGTCCAGATCAAGTTCTCGTTGTTCTGAGCAATTCCAGCAAGCATTGTGCTGATTATGCCATCAGTAAGAGCGGCGCCAAGAGTGCCGTTCTGCACATCTTTTGCTTCCCAAGAGTCGTTAAACTCGTTGATGCAGATATCCTGTTGGAACTGCAGCTTCTTGAGCTCGATGATGCGCTCGGTTAAGTTGATCGTTCCAGTTGGAGTGAAAGCGCAAGTCGCGTTAGCAAAGGTCACGTTGTCAGCGATGCGCTTCACAACAGCTTTGTACTCGATGTTCTCTTTCACGGTGATTTGCTGCAGCGTGTCGTTCGCATAGAATGCAGCCTTAATGTACTCCCCGGCGAATTTACCGGCGTAAGTCGTGGTGTTGTTTACAGTTGTTGGCATTTTTAATTCTTGTTTTGTAGGTTGTATTCAATGCGTTCTTGCATGGTCATGCGGTGGAACGGCTTAACACTTGGGTTTGATTGCTTTTGGTTTCGAGAAAGATTCACCTCATTGCTCTTCTCCTTTACAGAAGGAGCTGCGGCGCTTGACTTAATCTCAGAGAGTTCAGTCTTTACAGCGCTGAGCTCAGTGGATTTATTCATGTTATCAGCCTCAGACTTTGCAAGTTTGCTCAGCAACTCTTGGTTCTGGCCTTCCAAAGCGGCCACACGTGAGCTCAAGCTCTCGATTGTGGTGATTAAGTCAGCAGTTGACATCTCCTCTTCGACTTCAACTTCGACTTCGACCTCTTTGATTTCTGCAATCTTAGAATCTTCGCCGACGATGATCATGCGACCATCTTCGAGAGTGTACTCACCTGCCATAAGTGGGGTAGAGGTACCGCTTTCATCTTTTGTGTATACGTCGACACCCATTGTCCATTCCGGAGCGCTGGTGAAAATCACCGTGCCGTCGGCCAGCATACCTTCAATCTCAAGTGCCACCTCTTCTTCTTCGAGGAATATCTTCTTGGGGTCGATGCTAAACTGATGGAAGATGTCGCGAACTTTTTGTGCAATTGTTCCCTTCATTTTTTATCGTTTGAATAATTGACTCCATCTTCATAACTTTCACCATCAAGTTGCAAAAGCGTGACACTTTTATTCACTCAGCGCTTCCATAAGGGCTTTAATGAAAAGGTCGTCAGTCTGATCACTTAGCTCCGTTACCATGTGGTCAAAGATGCCCTCAATCGAGAAGCCTTTCACCTTGCCAAGTTTGACCTCGTTCCATAGCTCGTCGTTCTGGACATAGCTGCCGACAAGCCATGTGCCCACCGGGACGTCAATGCCCAAGGCAACACTCTTGTCCTGCTCGCTTTCCTTATACCAAGTTTCGACAACCGTACATCCGGTGACCGACATGCGGTGCTCCAGCGTGTGGTTGTGGTGGAGGTTCTTTAGCATGAACTGGTGCGCACACTTGTACACGGTTTCCTTATCGAAGTAGATGTAGAACTCCTCGCCTGTCTGTTTGTCGATGCGCAGGATGTATTTCTCCGGGATGAGTGCGGGACCATAAAGCATCCGTCGCTCCTCGTTGATGGCGCTGAGTTTAATCTCACTCAAGGCTACCCAGTTGGTTTCGATTGCGGGGAACTCGACGAGGCTGATTGCCTGCACGCCGAGGCGCATCTCATCGTCAACGACGCACTTTAGAACTTTTTTTTTCGTTTCCATTTCTGTTTTTTGGTTATATTAGCGGCTCATGATTCATACATTTGTTTTTGGAGAAGGTTTAAGGGGCGCCTCAACGGAGGCGCTTTTTTTATAACCTCGCCAGCTCCTCAACACGTGCTCTCGCCTCACTCGCCTTCTCAACGTCTCCCGACAAAACATAAGCACGAGGCAACTGCTGCTCAGATCTTTTATTCAAAAAGTCCAGAACCAGTGGGTTGAATCCGGGAGTAGATGAACCGGTATCTTCACTACCTCCACCGCCTCCATCGATGCTTGGAAGGTCAGTGCTCGAAGGAGGCTGAGTGCTTTCGAACTGAGTAGCTTTGATTTGCTTAACCTGTGCAATACCACTGGCAGCAACTGCTGCCGCTGCAATACCCGCTCGAATTACACTGGTAGGGTCTCCAACGATGAGCTGTGAACCGAATGCCGCTGCAGCGCTGGCTGTGGTGTTGACAATGGTTTGTGCAATTTGCAGTCTTTTGTTCTGTTCAAATACTCTTTTTTGCTCAGCTTCTAAAGCATTCCTTCTTTTGATAAGTTCGGCACGTTGCTGAGTTGTCCGGGCTCCCTCAATCTCTTTATCAAGGTCTGTGAGACGTCGACCCAGCTCATCCGCTTTTGATTGGTTTAAGGAGCTTAAAATATTTAGAGCATCTCCAGCAGCCTTTGCCCATTGGTCGACTGTGTCTAGCGCTTCTTGGATCCGTCGCTGCTTGACCTTGTCAGTGTACTCCTGTTCGACGGCTTCCACATCCAAACCATACTTTTTAGCAAGTGCAATGCGGGCATCGTAGTCGGTCTTAAGCGCAAGCAGGTCCGCATCCAGCGCTTGTTGACGCTGGGACTTCCCGGATTGCTCAACCATAAAGACTGCCTCGTTGCGGGCCTTGGTCTTTTCAATCTCCTCCTGCGCATATTTGGCAACTATTGCCGCCTTGTCCTTTTCAAATTGGGCGGTTAAAGCAGTTGTATCTTGGCCCGCTGCCTCAAGTAATGTTTTCTTTTCGAAGTAAACCTCCTGTATGGCGTCGATTTCACTCTGCTGAGCGCCGCGTTGGATGGCCTCATTCTCCGCAATCAAAGCATCCAGTTCGGCTTGCTGCTCTTCCTTTGCCTGTTTGCTTAGGTTAATTGCCTCCTTTGCGTACCGGTCACGGATTGCCTGCTCCTCTTTTGCCTGCAGTTCGACGATTTGTGTGGTGTCGACCTTGGCATCCTCTGCCTGTTTTTTGAGTTTTGCGTACTTTTCGGCAGCGGCATCCAGCTCTTTTTGCTGTGCGGTCTTGTTTAAGTCCTCGAGTGCCTTCTGGCTTTCTCCAATAGCGTCCAGTACAGCTTGACGATCTTCGGCTTCTTTCTCTCGGCGTGCCTTAGCTGCGTCGGCAGAGGCTTGGGCGGTTGCTTTGTCTGCGTCCGCGAAGCCTTGTCGGAGTTTACCTATTCGACTTGCAAAGACCTCACCCAGTTTGTCAAGGTCCTCCTCAGTGGCTCCTAGGTCTTTTAACTCCTGTTCCCGCTTGACATACTCGGCAGTGAGGTCAGCTTCGGCACGTGCCCGATCGTCAAGGTTGCGCAAGCTGAATTCCGTCTCGAGGTCAATCCGCTTCTGGTTCAATGCGTTAATGCGCTCCTGCTTTAGAATCTCCCGGTCGATTTCCTGCGTGCGATATCGGTCTCGAAGGTCTGCAAGTTCCTTCTCTTGATCTTCACTGATTCCAATATATGAGCTCTGCAGATTCACGAGGCGGTCAATCTTGGCCTGCGTGTCAGATAAGTCTGCAGCATTGGATTGCAACTTAAGCTGCGTCAGCTTTCTATTATCGTCCGCAGCCTGTGTGTACGCCAGACGCTCGGCATCCTTTCGCCTTGCGGTAGCTTTATCCTGTTCTTCGTTGAGTTTCTGGACATCTTCCCGCTCGGAGTCGATAAAGGCTTTAACCGCAAGCCCAATGGCAATGATGGCAGCAGCTATCGCAAATATTGGATTAGCTTTAAGTGCTTGACCTAAACCTTGAAAACCAGTTTTAAGACCCTTCACGCCATCTATCAGTCCCTTGAAAGAGAAGTTCTTAATATTACCCGCAAGGTTCCGGATGTCTTGATTCAATCCATCGAAGTCGAGATTCTTGAGCCTGTCTGAAAGACCACCTGTAATTAATTGCAAGTTCTCCAGCGGTGGTCCAGCATTTTGGCCAGCACTCTCAGCTATATCTTTGAGTTGATCGTTGACTTCCCCCAAACGCTGTGTGAGCTGCGTGTACTTTTCAACTCCAAGAGCCTCTTGTCCTTCAAGAAGAGCCTTGCGAAGCTCGCGCTGCTCCTGTTTAAGGTTTGCGGTTTTGGGAACGAGGTCGGCAATGTTCCCGCCCAGCTTCTTATACTGCTCCGAGAGCTCCTTGTACTGGTCGCTCTTGGTGTCCATTCCCTGCAGCTGTGTTCGCAGCTTGGCAAGTTCCTCGGTGACATCCTGCGTTCCGGAGGCGACCTTCTTCTCCGCTGCCGCAATGTCGTCCAGTCCTTTTGCTACTCCATCGAGAACGTCAATCGTGCCGTCCGCTTTGGTTTCGAGTTCAATCACATATTTTTTAGCCATTGCATGAGATTAAGTAGATGAGACAAAAAAGGAAGCCCCAAGCAGCCAGAACAATGGTCCACTTGACAAAGTAGAAGAGTGCCAGACGCGCACCGCGAAGATGGCGCTGGTTGGTTTTAGTTTTATATCCTGCTTTGATAAGATGCAATAAGGGTGTTAACGTGTTATGGTTCATGATGTTCGAACTTGTTGATAGATTATTGAAGCCACCATGTAGAACTGGTCTGGGTATGTTCCACCGGTGGGTGTTACCGTGATTCGATGCTGTTCGGTAACGCTGATTACGTCGACATCTAAGGTGAAGACGTTAGTGCCAAGAGCTGAATCCTCTGCGACGGTTGTGATAGCACCTACACCAGCGATGCCTCCGACCTTATATAAGCCGAAGGAATACTGGCCGACGTGATATCCGGTGAGAGTATTATCTGTGATTGTGAGATTTAGCAAGCAGCTCCAGAGCGTGTTGTCTTCAAGTGTGATGTTTCGACCATCTTCGCCGTCAATATAGAGCAGTTGAGGTATGCCTCCCAGTGTAATGAATGGATGACAATGGAGACTGAATTGGCCTGCTTGCGCAAAACCTAAGATGCCATTTGCTGGATCATTAAGTCGATAGCCTCCACCAAAATGGACACCGGGTATGTTCGTCTGGACGTTCTTGCCAAACATAACCACGCCACCGCTCTCGAGCTTGGTGAGCTTCTCACCGACCGCAATGCTCAATGCATTATCTGTTTCGAGCTTGATATTAGTGCCGACCGCAACAGTGTACTGGTTTGTCGGAGCGTTGTCCAGCTTATCAGCCATGACAATTGTATTCGAGGCATTGGAAATTTCTCGCGTGCTGCCTCCAACCTTAGTCGCGGCAGGTCTTTGCGTTGCTACCGGAGGGACTGGGGAAGCTGAGCAGCTTTGTGTAACCGGGTCCCATACAAATCCATAACGTTCGCAAGCTGACTGGGTCGGTGAGATTGGATTTCCTGCTCCATCTTCAAACTCAACCTCACCACCTGCGGTAGCTCCAACAGGAATGGCACTGGTCTCTGCACCGGGTTCGATGTACTTAATCAAGGTAACCTTCACGGTATCACTGACGCCAATCTTGAAGTCCTCAATCTTTAAGATGCGCCACCATGCGTTTTTGACCCAGACAAGGTCAGCAAAAGTGAAGCTCTGAATGTCAGCAAGATCCAGTGCGAAGTAAGCCTCGAGTACCCGAGCCTGTGGTGAATACAAGCCATTGAGGTAATCACGCCAGTACAAGTTGAACAGGTTGTTAATTGGATTTGACTGGATGAGTTGGATTGGCTGTTCGGGTGCCCAGTTTAAGTCCCTTTGGGAGAAACTTGGAATGCTGAACTCATAATGATTTAAGACCGGGACGACGTAGGCGGTGTCCGGAAAGTTCCCTGCGGTAATCCACAAGTAGAGAGGATAATCTCCTGCATGAAATAAGCAGCGGAGCTTTGGGCTTACAAACTCTCCATTCTCATCCACAAACTTTGGTATGATGACGCTTGTGCCGTTGATGTAGTTACACGGTGTGGACTGAGATGTAAGTTGTACAGCCTGTTCGCCATCACGCGCAAAGTCGGTCGGCACGTCGTTCTCGGTCACTGTGTAACCGTTAATCTTATAGTCTCCGTATATGCGTCCAAGACCCTTATATATCTGGCTGGCGACATCTTCTCCTTCCGAGTAGGTGAAGGTAAGCTCCTTATATTGAAAGTCAGAGGTGTTGGACAGTACAATGTCTTTTGAAATGTCCAGCTTCCGGGACCAGTCGCGCTCCACACCACTTCCAATGTAGTCCTTAATGATTCGAATGAGTAGGAGGTTTGAGACATTTCGGTCTGGAACTATAACGCAGCAGTGCATATTAAACACGTCCCGCAGGAAATCAGCCTGCAGGATGTCCGGAGCATTAGCTGCCCAATTCAAGACAAGATTATCTGTGAAGTTTACGTCATAAAGTTCGACACCGGTGCCTCCAGAATAACTTGCACCACCGAGAAATGTTGCCGCCACTCCTGCCGCACTGCGAAACCAGAAAGTTATCTGGTCACCTGCTTGAGCAGTGATGCCTACGAAGCTGTTTGCGCTGTCATAGTTGGTGACGCCAATTGGGATGGTCTGATTGATTACTTCGACAAAATCACCCTGCGTTAGATTGCGGTAAGCAATGTTTAAAGAACTAACTGCCGCAGTGTTGTTAATGGTTGCCCATACTCGAAAGTAAAAAATACCAGAAGCTGGTGCGGTGAAAGTGGAACCGACCACATTGTTGCCATTGTCGAACTCCTCAGTTACAAAGGGAAGTGGGACAAATCCGGTTGAAGCTGCCGCCGCTGCCCTAAGGTAGTATTTGAAAAGAGCACCCTGCTCGCTTGCAGTAAAAGTTAGCGCCTTGGTGTTAATCCATGGAGCATAATATTGATTCAGTATGTTGATGAGGTCAACAGCCTCATACTCAAAACCAGCCTCCTTAAGTATCTGCTCAAAGATCCATCCCCAGCTCATTGAAGGCGTCAGGTCACCAGCTCGGACGCATCCGGTGACGCTTTCGTCATAAATTGATCTGGTTCCTGCTTCCCCCGCTTCGCTCCACTTTTGACCATAGTCCGAGAGGCTGTAAAGGTATGGGTATCCAGTGGCGTTAATAACCTCGTCGTAGTCGAGCACCGCGTTTAGCGAAGTCAACGCTGCAATGTCCTTTAGTTTCTTGCTGCCAAGTTTTGAAAAGAGGTCGGGAGCTTCCGAATAAAAGGTAAGTTCAAAGTCCGCGAGCTTGTCGGCTTGGGTAATAACGCGACCGACCCGGATATATCCACGAGCCAGTGGTAAAGTCTGGACACGCAGCTCGGCGTCAAGTTTGACTTGAAAATAATCTATGAGTTCGCTCCAGTTCGGGTCTTGCAAGTACCCCATCGCGTCGCAGTTGGCACGAGTTGCTGGCACCCGGAACTCCCGAGAGAATGATCCAAGAGCTGAGAAGGTTTGCAGGTCACTAAACTGCCATGTCTGGGAGATGGTCTCGTTCTCATAAAGTTCGAGGACGTGTTTAGTCGTTGATAAGCTCAACACTCGGATTGTCGCCAGTGGTGCCAGTGCTCCGGTCAAAGGCTCGTCAATGGTTAAAAGCCACTCGTCATCGACTAAATTCTCCCGCGCCACAAGAGTCACGAGCTGGCCAGTGGTCACTATCAGCAAACGCGAACCGACCTCGACGAGAGGCTCGTTTCCGTAGTTGATGCCGACGACGATAGTGGTGTCACCGATGGCCGCTGCGCTTATGACCTTAATGTTTAAGGTGTAGTCGTTTGCGAATTTCTGGCTGCTCACAATCAGCTCTACGTCGTACCTCATGTCCAGTAGTCTTGGGAATATTTAATGCTCAGTTGTAGGTTGTAGAGCTTACCGTTTCGCTCTCGACGCTCAAGGAAGCTGGTGTCCTCTACGCTTGCTGGTAGAAAGGTCCCGTCGTCCTGTACAATATGAACCTGATTGCTCACCAAAAGCCCTCGCAAAAATACGTACTCATTCTCTTGCAGCCAATCCGAAGTGACCTGCAGTGTTTGAGTTACGATTGTCTCGCGGTCGGTTAATACCCGGTCACTTGAAACGTAGAATGGTGAGTTGTTTCTCCAGCGGGTCTGCTTGTACTGCTTGCGTTCGATGGAGTCCGTGATCTCGTTCTTTTTTATGAAGTTGAAATAGTCCCAGCCTCCGCGTGAGTTTACCCAAGCCAGACGAACCGGTGTGTATCTGCAGTCCCACTGGCCGTAAAGCTCCGCGTTGTAAAACAGGTAGCGGTTCGCAACCACGAGATTTGCAGCACTCAAGAACTCGACGACGTAGTACTTCCAGTCCGGATACATGCTGGGCTTCTCTGTCGCCGCAGGGTCGTCGTTCAAGTTCGCAGGATATACGCCGAGCTGGATCATTACATTATTTGGGAAGCTCGCGGTTGTAAAGGTGTGAAGCGTTCCAGCGTTGTCGTAAAGGTTGACACGATACTTGTCGACCACATTTGAGGTAAGGTAGTCAGCGGTTCCCGGTATCAATATCAAACCATAGTCAGCCTCACGGACTGGTATCTGAATGAGAAAGGGAAGTAAGAGTGATGGGCCACTGTAAACGCTAAATATGCTTGTCCACTTATGCGTCGACACGAAGCGGTCACTCATAGCTCGACTGTTGGCGGCTGAGGTCAGCGCGTACTTGACGTTGATACTTCCCGTGTTGGTGTTCGGACTATATCCGTCCCTCATCTGGAAATAACCGTTGTTGACCAGCACGGCATCGGTCGTCACTGCTCCGCCAGCGTTCGGAGTCAAAACTCCACCGACCAGCCAATATTCCGTGAACGTGATTGTGTACTCTTCGAAGCCACTGCCCGCTGGTTCGTCTTGGAATCCAGTGCGTGAATGAAGGTCTGGGTCGTCCTCGTAATTGCGAAGGTTGACCAGACTGCCAAGATCATACAATATCTGATTCGTTGGATCGACGCTGAGCATGAAGGTGAAGGTCTCCGCTGTGGATACCTTGTACACCGCCGCCTGCACCTTAAAACCACTCTGAGCAGTTGAAGTGCTGGTGAGCGCATATATCAAGCGCTGCCCTCTTGGGCTCCAAGGTCTCGGTGAGTCAATCAGTGTGAGTGCCATCTATCGTTTCTTTTTACGTTGTTCAAGTACTTCGTCAATAATTGCGGTGATGGTCTCGAGAAATTCCGGACCCCGCTTGTCAAGTTCTGTCTCAAGGGCATCTTGAAAGTAGTGGATGCCTTCGATACCTTTGCGGCTGATGCTCTTCGCCATACGTGCAGCCATGCTTCGGAGTAGGTCCTCTTGGGTTATCTCCTTGCCTCTTCGCTTCGACTCCTTCGCCGCGTTGGTGAACTGCGAGCGCTTCATTCGGTTCGGGTCATCGACGTTGCGCGGCTTAATTCCCTTGGCCTTGATCCACTTGTATATTGGCGTCACCGGGATTGGGTTACCGCGAAAAGAGTACGGGCTGTTCCTGTTTCGCTCCGTACCATTGACCCCTTGCTCTATGAAGTCGGCGTAAGTAGCACCAGCCCCCACTGACAGGAATCCAATTGTGGTGCTTTTGCCCTTGCGCGTGACATCATACCTGAGCGACTTCTCGAGCGTCCCGGTTGCTGTTGTCCTGCGGCTCTTTCCGTTGATGCGTCGGATAATCCGGATATTTGACACCGCACTCTCGACCACTCCCTTCCCGAAGTCATCGAGCAGGTCGTAGAGCTTGCCATATTCGACTGGTCTTGCCATGTTATAGGACCTCCGAGTATTCGAGCACGCTGCCTGCTCTGATTGTGAACAGTCCAGCCGTTGCGCATCGGAAGCGTATAATCCACGTCCCGGAAGCAGTGACGCGGAAGATGCCGTCGGCTGTGGATAAACCGTTTCCACTCGCTGCGGTGTTCGATCCTGCGTCGTATCCGGTCTGATTGCTGACCACGTTTGACGTTGCATTCAGCGCCGTCGTGAATCGTGCGTTATTCAATGAAGTGGCGGGTCCGTTGGTCGAGAGTGCGATGGCAGCCGTTCCAGCGTATGTGATTGTCGCGCGCCACTTGTACGTCTTGCCCGCAGTCACTGCGAACGAGAGCCCGGTGACATCTTCGAAGGCCGTGCCGACGTTGGTCACGTTTGATCCGAGAACGACCGAAATATCCGTGCCGACCGACAGGTCCGTCTTGAGCTGCGCAAGGGTTAAGGCCGAGACCGTGTTGTCTGCGTTGATCCTCAAGTACCGCACGTCGCTCGGGTTCGGTAGTGTCGCGAGATTCGTGCCGACGGTAGTGAGTCCGATGCTGTTCTGCTTGCCGTTGAATGTCGACCAGTCAGCACTTGACAAGGCGCCACGATTTGCAGCGCTCGCCGTTGGCAGGTTGAAGGTGTGCGTCGATCCTGCGCTTGAGATTGCGAAGTCCGTCCCGCTTGTACCGGTCGCGAGATTCTGGACCTGTGCAGTGATGCCGTTGATTGCGTTGACTCCCGTGCTGAGTGTCGTGATGACTTGAGAGAGGTGACTGTTCTCCGTGTGCAAGCGAATCGTCCGTCCTGAGGTAGTCACAAAAACACGCAGCGCGAGTCGATCGGTTAAAGTCATGACTGTCGCAGGTACCGCGAGAGCCGTGAAATAGGCATCGATGACCGTGCCTTGAGTAATGCCTTCTGGTGTTGCCACGTCGGTCGCTAGAAGCGTAAAAGTGGCGCCGTCGTACTTGTAGAGCTCGACATAGAAGGAAGGCGAGCCGCCAGCCGATGACGCGTTAAAAAAAAGTTCAAGGTTGAAATTTCCGCCCGGTATCAATAAGACGTTGGGGTCATTTGCGTCCGTGATGAACTGCGCGATCAGACCGTTGCCTTGCGCATTGGTTCTTGTGAAGTCAGTGCCTGTTCCAAACACTGCAGTCTTGCTCATTTGGTAGTAGGTACTCCCACCGATGACTCCTTGACTTATGGATCCGTTGAGGTAATAACTGACCGACGAGCCCCCTCCGCTCGTTGTGGGGAAATTTGCGAGTTGACCGTCGCCTCGGATGTATTGCGTGGCCAGTCCTGCGCCTGTGACTGCGAGCGTCCCGGCTGTGGTGACTGGTGAGCCCGCGACATTGAACGCGCTCGGCATCGTGAGACCGACCGAAGTCACGGTTCCAACGCCCGCTGTGGTAAATTCCACCTCACCTGTCGCGGCGTTGCTCAGGGTGAGCACTTGGCCGACGGTAGCCACCGCGTCGTTGACGTTTGGCGTTTTCAGGCGGGCCGAATTGGGGGAGAGGGTTAACGAGGTTTCATTCGATGAACTCGAATCGCTTGCCGCTATTACCGCTTTTACCGTATCAACACCGACCTGAGTTTGTACGGTTCCCGTTACTTTTTGCAAGCTCACAGAATTGGCGTCGATACCCGCCTGAGCGGTTCCAATTTTAAGTTGGATTTTATTCGATGCATCAACCGCAAAGTTGGCGACGTTATCAAACGAGAAACCATTAGTTCCGCAATCGATAGCGTTATCGGTAGTTAAAACGGGGTCGGTCGTTATGACATCTTGCAACCCCTGAGCGCTCGGTATCGTCGGCTTGTTCAATATCTCAGCCACGCCTCCCACCGCATTCCAGTCTGAGTTTACCTGCGCCGCTGGTATGGTCGGCTTGTTCAGTATTTGATAGTCTCCGCTGATTGCATTCCAGTCCACAGGGTTCTGGCGTGCTCGGAAGCCGACACCAACCAGCGTCCAGTACGTCGCGTTCGTTGGTAGGATTGCGTCGTTCTGAGCGATGCACCTGTAAACGCTGCCTTGATACCATACCCGGTCGCCGACTACATAAGGGTTGCCTGTTGCTGCGATGTGGTTGACATTGAACTCCGTGCATAAGAGCTCGCTCACGGTCCCACCTCCGCTACTGTCAAAGCGAACGCGTCCGTCTCCAAGGTCCGTGATTGTCATGTTTGCCCCCTGCACAAGGTCGAGGACGCTCTGGTTCACGTTGTTGACGTTGTTGACCTTAAGCACCAGCGACACTGGAGGCGAAGGAGGCTGTGCAGATCCGCTGCCGCCGATGCTCCAGTCCGCAGGTATTGCACAAGCGTCGTAGTTGTTTGGAACGTTGATGGTTAAAGCAAGAGTCGCACCGCTGAGCGTGTGGGTATATTCCTGAATGAAAGGAGTGATGGTGCTTCCAAGCTCCAGTTCTACATCCGGACCAAAGACCACGAGCCCATTGGCTATCTCAGCCAAAAGGTCCTCCGCTAGACGGATGCAGTCCGAGATGTTTTCCTTCTGGTAGTCGGTGTTGGTTTCCTTGTCGCGTGGGATGTCGGCGAATATCACGTCGAACGAGAACACACGCGTACCTTGATCAGCCCGAAGGCTCACCGGGACGACGTGCATCCAAGGGAACTCCTGTTCCTTCTCAAGATCGGTGACGTCAATCTGGCCGTGTGAAAAGCGGCGAATGAGATAATGCCCTTGGGCGAATATCTTAAACCGCTCAATAATAACGTTATAGCTTATCTGGTTAAACATGTCCTCGTTGTATTCGTTTTAAGTGGCGGAGCTTCTCCGCGTTATAGTCTCTCATGTAGCTCAGGTGCGTGTACACCTCGAAGATGTTTCGGTCAAGTACCGCGTCGAACTTCGTGATGTCGTTTGAGCTGAGAATCTCGAGGATGTGTAACCAGCCGTAACGGTCAAGGCCGTCTGGCGTCAGGTCAATCTCCGCTCCTTCATCATCGCTTCCGTCAGCTGGTCCTCGAGCGTATCTGTCACGCAGTCTCGTGCGATAGTCGAAAAAAAAACCAGCGCCCCTTGCACTTGGCTCATTTTCATTGACTTTAGCGTCTCGACGTAGCGCTTCGCCGACTCCATGCTGTACTTCTCGATATCGTAGTACTGACCGAGCTGAGCTGTCACCGGACGAAAGAGCACCGCCATCAGCTGTGGCATGTGGCTCCAGTTTACGGTTTCGCCTTTCCAAATCTCCTGCGCCCAAGTCTCCGCGTCGACGTGCTCCCGCATGGTAAGCAGGTCCATGTCCGGAATGAATCCAAACAGACGACCTTCAATCCGGAAGGTGGATTGGTGGATGGGTGTGCAGTCTGCAACGCTTCTCTCGATTAACTCGAGCGTCTTGTTAACCGCGTCGTAGGTCCAGTCCTCAATCAACTTGCGCTTGACCCCGGTGTAAGCAGCAATGCGCTCCGCATCCGTTTTCGCTTTCATGTAAGCGATATAGGTGCGCAAGGTCACGTCGTCCAGCGTCTTGGGTATCTCGACTCTCATCTAATAAATTGACTTTTTTGGGTTATATGTTCCCTATGATTTCAATGATGGGTGCTCCTTCGGCACCGGTTATCTCCTGCCGCTCGATGTACCCTCGGTTCTTTCCTTGGGTCTTTAAGAAGAAGATTGTCGCGGCGACGTTGCCTTCTTTGATCAGCTTATGAAGCTGGGCCTCGGCAAAGTCAATGGTCACTTCTTTAAGGCTCGAGACCTTAGCCTTGTACTCCTCGTCGGTCTGCATCCAGTTGTAATGGGTGTCCCGGTGGATGCCAGTGTTGTGTGCAGCGACGGTAACGACGCCGAGAGCCTTTTCGAGGTTCTCAAGCATCGTCTTTTTGGTTGTCGAATTGTCGGGCAGGACTTTCGCCATGATTCATGACCTAAATAATCTTTTTACTTAACAAGTGGTCAACAATGTCGTCGACAGATTTTCTTGTTTTTACAATCAAAGAGTTTAGAGTGGAGTCATTTAATTTATTGGTGCCCAGCTTTAGTGTTGTTAAAGCCATCTCCAAGGCTTGTAGGTTTCTCGTAACTTCACGGTCTGCCGCAAGGTTGATCTGCTCGACCTTCTTAGAAAGCTCGGTTATAAGTTGACGTGTGGTTTTCATGGTATTATGGAAGCATGTCGTTAATATCCTGCAAGTCTTGATTGACACGTGTAATATCGTTAACCAAGCCCCAGCTCTTAGGTTTCGCCTTAGCAGCTGCCTGATGTTTTTTTAATTTGGCTTGCAGGGATTTCATCGTATTTTCAATTTCCTTGAAATTCTCAGCATACTTTATTGCCGGGTCATCTTCTGGTGCGGCGAGCCTAATCTCTTCGATTTGAGCTGCGATCTTTGCAGCGACTGGGTTGGTGTGTTTCATGGTGTTATTCTCCTTTATCGATGGCCATAGTGAAGTTACTGATGAATCCCATCTTCTTCATGTACTGACATAAAAAGTACACAGCCTCAAAGTTACCTTTAAATCCATAGTATTTGTTAATGGACTTGATAATGCTTTGAATGCGTTGTTCTTGCTCTCCAAGATTGACTTCCGCTTTTGCAAGGTTAATCTCTTCGATTTGAGCTGCGATCTTTGCAGCGACTGGGTTGGTGTGTTTCATGGTGTTATTCTCCTTTATCGATGGCCATAGTGAAGTTACTGATGAATCCCATCTTCTTCATGTACTGAC